AATGAATCCTGATCTGTCTCGCTCTCCAAAAGTCTCAATTGATCTTTGGCCTCAGCCAGAGAAAGAACTGAGTCGTATGACTTGGAAATAAGCTTGGAGTGTGCGATGGACATTTCAGGAGGTGGTTACTTTTTACCGGATTTCTTTTTGATTTCCGCAGGTGCTTCTACTTTGGCAGGTGCTTCAATGATCTCAATATGTTTGTGAGCCAAGAACTTTTCAGCGTCTTCAGGTTTGATTTGGTCTGTCAGGTCTCCGACCAGATAGCCATATCCTTGCAAGGGTTTCAGGACTTTGTACATGATAAAAACAGGGAGGAATCAGTCTCAGGGTAGCAAGGCCTTCCGGTTGCCAGTGATATGAAACCTCCCGTTTTTTTTTATGCAGTAGTGATGTCCTTGATCACCTGGAATCTTCCCGGCTGAAGTACGTGGAAATCTACGTACTGAACCGGAACGAATCGGATCAGACCGTTGATTGCCTGAGTGTATGGATCTACCAAGATCTCAGTACCACCCCACTGGCCAAACATAGTGTTTGCCATGTCTCCCAAGATCACAGCAGTCAGGTTGGTACCTGTTCCTTTTGCGATGTTCTTTGGTATGTGCGTGGTAGCAAAAGCCATGATGCCATCAACCGTGTTGTCCTGTCCCCAAACGAACTGTCCAGATCCTGAGTCTCTTGTCAAAGCCTTCAGCAATCTCTTCAAAATCGGAGATGTGATGAACTTGGTGTTGTCATTCATTCCTTTGGCTTCTTCCAATCTCTGAATCAAAGTCTCGATCAGGATCTTGGTGATAGCTCCACCGTCTGTGCCGATAGCTAAAACTGGAACATCTGCATCATTCAAGACACCCACTGGCTGATCTGATGCTGCTGCACCATTCCAAGCTGCTGAATCCAATGCCTCAGCATGACCTGCCAAGATTTGATTTCTCAAAAGTGCCTCGATGCCAATTGCAGACTGAATCAACAATTGCTTGGACACATCCATGAAGCCTGTCAATCTCTTTGGAGAGAAAGAAGCTTTTGCCAAAGTCGGGTTGGACTCAACGGCTGATGCGTTTTCAGTTTTGAAAGCAGGAGTGTACAAAGCGTTTTCTCTTGGCATGTCGAAATTACCTACCAAACCAGTCAGGTATTGTGCGCCCAACTGAAGTGCAAGTGACTTCTCTCTCAAAGCCTCCACATAACCATTCACCAGATTTTCAACGGCGTAAGATCCATTTCCAGTTGCTACTGTGATGTCTCTCTTCTCGTACATTCTGGACATCAAAGACTCAGGCATTGCAACTGCTGAATTAGAAACAGTCTTTCCAAATCGCTGCATCTCGATCTCAGCTTCCTGGTGCATTTCCAGTTCGATGCCGTCCAATCTTGCATTTCTGTCAGTCAAAGAAAGAAGAGCTTTTCTCAAAGAGTACTTTGCGATGTCCTTCTTGTCTCCTTCGGATTCGTTGCCCTGCACACCTGTACCTGCTGCACGTGCAGCGATGATAGACTGTGCGGATTCCTGAGCTTTCAAAGTCGTGATTTCGGATGCCAAGGTGCGAACTTCGCCCTCCAATTTTTCGAACTCAGAAGTCTCTTCTGAAGTCCAATTTCTGTTTTCTGTCTTGATGATTGCGCCAAGAGCAGAGATTCTGTCGAGCTTTACTGTGCGCTCTTCAGTAACTTGTTTCAAGTTTCTCATTGGTGGTTAAATTGATTTAAGTATAGATATTCGAGCGGTGATGTCATCCCGTGACTCTGCTCTTGGATTTTCTTTTTTGATGGTGGCGATGAAAGCTTCTTCACCTGCTGATCTTTTCAGGGCTTCAGGATTGGAGGGAATGGATACGATAGACCACTCAAGCAAAGTCTGCTTTCTGAAATACAGGATCTCCGGATCTTCACCTTTTGACCTGTCACCATAACTGGCTTTTTGTGGCATTGCTCCGATAGAAGCACCACGGAGGGTTCCGTTTTGAAGCTTTCGCAGGACCTTGTCAGCAGTCGGATTTCCTTCTTCGAGTTTCAAAGTGGCCACCAACTGACCGCCCTCGACTCTTACTTCTGAGGTGCCGATGATCCCATCGGGATCAGGGCCGAGCGCATGGTGGTTGTAAGCAACGACCGGATTTGCTCTGTACGCGGAGAGGTCCCATCCGTCGATTTTCCATACAGTACGATGCGAATCAATCGCCTCTGTACTGATCGTGAAATCAACTGTGCGGTTTTCGGCATTGATAGCCCTGATCTCGGGAGTGAGGGATCTATTAATCAGGTTTTCCATTTTCTTTTTTTAATAGGTTGTCGAAATGATCGATAGGAGCGTAATTGAGAGGCATCCACTTCTTGTCTCCGCCTTCGAAAGGCTCTTGGCCTTCCAGTCTTCTGGCTTCGTTTGGTGACATGATGCCAGAGCTGATGCCTACCTGGTAGCCTTCCATTCTGGTCTTGTAGTCACCACGAAGAAGGGTCTCCAAATTGAAGCGAAACTTTAGTTCGTCTGTGTCTTTTTCACTTTCCGTGAGGAGTTTGGACCAGAGTTCCATCTCGAACTTGTGAATCCAAGGCATCAGAGAGTACTTGACATACTCCAAAGACTGCTGTTCAATGTTGTTGAATGAACTTTTGTCCATCAGGCCAATCATGTGAGGTGGTACCCGGAGGATGGCTGCGATGTCGTAGTAGCCGTTCTTTAAAGTTTCGAGATACTTGGCAGCTTCAGGAGTGACAGAGATGGTTTTGTATTCCATGCCCTCGTCCAAGATGGCAGTCTGGTTATTAGTTGCAGAACTGTTGTGATAGATCTGATGCCAGGAAGATCGGAGGTTTTTCAAAGCGGTCTCTTTCAACATCTTCGGGTGAGAAATATAGCCTTGAAGCTTGGAGCCTGACTTGAAGAACTTGGCCTGATTCTGCTGAGTGGCAAGGGTGATCCCTGCGCTGGTGGCAGCGTACTCAATCGCACCGATTCCGATGATGCCATCTCCGAGGCCTTTGAAATGCAGCATGTTGTAATCAGGGATCATCTCAGCGATACCGGATACCTGATACCAAAGGCGGTTTCCGGATTGAAATACTTTGACCGTATTGGATTCGTGAATCGGGATGAGTTCGATAGGCTTCATGCTGCCATCCCGAAGGATGAGTGCAAAGAAGTTGCCTTTGTGGACACAGTATTTCATGCACGTCTCCCAGAAAACAGGAGAAGTCTGCATGGCATTTGGCTGTCTGAATACAAGCTTGAAAGCAGGGTGATCCTTGCGCCCGATGATCCTGTCTGTGGTCTCCTGGATAAGTTTACCAGAAAGGCTTCCCATACTTTCGGAAAGAAGTCGAAGACCGGAAATGTAAGCAGGGATCTGCTGGATAGATTTGGAATTGACCGCTACTCCTGAGTCTTGCCCTGCATAAAATCCATCGTGCAAAATGGAGGTATTGAGCCACTGCGAAGGATTGGTGAGGGGGGACAAGGCCGATTCTGCTGATCGTGAAATCAGAGAAAGGGAGGCAGAAAAAATATCGGGCAGATTCATTGCCCGAATAAGGGGAAGAAAAAGAGGGTTGGGTGTTAACTTTGTTAATTATGTTAGGGTTAGTAACATTTGAATCCCCTGTAATCATGGGTTTTGATTACTCTCTGTTTTCCCTCGAGATCAATGAGGTGAAGACTGCCCCTTACTTTCTTCACTGACCTGACCCAGATCTGATCATACTTCCCGAGGTAGACTACGCACCATTTTTTAGAATAGGCGTGGTCTGTCAGGAATAGGAGGAAGGCGAGAAGGAGGAACTTAGCCATTTGATCCCTCCTTTTTTTCAGTCAGCTCTTCACCTATTAGGGCGAAGTATAGGTTTTGGAGTTGGTGGACTGAATCTATGATCAAGTCATCATTAAATTGATAAGCTCCATCGATAGCATCTATTTTGAAATATCTTTCACTCATGTACCAAACCTGATTCCACTCGTTAAATGCAAAACCAAATTTGAAAAGCCATTCATCTGTCAATGCGATTGGTTTTAAAATTTCAGGAACAAAAAGAAAAGAACCGTTTGTTTGTATATCTTTTTTTTTGAATTCATCATAAACCCAATTCCCGATTCTTAATTCATTTGCTTTCATACTTTCAAATAGTTTTGAACATTCAAGGCTTGCGTAGTGGCATCTTCAAGAGGATCATGTGGGTTGGTGGGCCTCAGGATGGTAATGGAGTATTGCTTTAGCTTGAAGTAGGCGGTGCGGACATCGTGTTCGTTGGAGAATTTCCAAGGGAGATTTCCGGCTCCGAAGAGATTCTTCAGGATGGTGAGGTCAAAGGAGGGGGACTTTGCCCATACCATGTTTTCTTCTTTGGGTTCTTCAGACATAAACCAGACAATCTGATAGAGGCATTTCCGAAGGGAAGACTTTGGCTGGTCCTGAATCTCTTCCAGTATCCGGGTGAACTTCAGCCAAAAGCACAGGGTACTGAAGTCCACCTTGCGGTTCAGCAGGACTTGCTCGTGATCATCGGGATAAAGAACCAGCTTCTTGAGGATGGTATCCTGGTCAAACTTGACCAAGGCGATGGCCAAGACGTGCGCATCGGGTGTGGTGGCCAGCGTCTCAATGTCAATCATGTAGTGGATCATCGGAGGGATTGGATCAGGGTGTCGAAAGTGCCGGCCCCGAAGAGCAAAGCAATCAGGATAATGGTACCAATCAGGACAGACTGGTAGTTCTTTTGGGCTTGCTCGGAAGAGTCTTTAATCTTCCAGGCACGGTGCAGGCCAAGAGCGATGTAGAGAATGAGAAGGGATTGGAAGATCATTTTTTTGTGCGTTTGTTGTGTCTGGTTTTGAGAACTCGGAAGGTGGTAAAGTCTGAGAATTTGCGCTTGCCTAAGTACTTTTCGATTTCATCTTCTAAAGTTTCGAAGGCTTCTTTGACTGATTTGGAACTGCTGATCTGGTCGTTTACCGTCTCGATAAAGAAGGGAGTGCTATGCCAGCAGTCAAGGATTCTTTGAGGGATCATTACCCACTTTTCAGTTTTCATAGGACAAATAATTTTCCGTCTTCAGTATCGTATCGGGAGGGACCACCATCAGTTACCAGCTTGAGATCCTTGGCCAGCATGACTCCAATCGCTACGATGGCAGCCACGATCCCGTCAATCTTCTCGGAAGACTTGGCCTTGTCGGGCTTGATGTTTCCTGCCGGATCGGTGGTGAGTTCGATATTAGAAAGCATCCATCTGGTGACAGGATTGCCATCATGAAGTAAGGCTTTGGTGTAGATCATGGTCTCAAATTCTTTGGAAGGAGTGGACATGGACACATAGCCTTGTCCGTAAGGGATCATTTCAAGGCCTTCATCTGTGAGGTTGATGACCAGCTGAGATGAGTTCCAGCGATCATAGCCGACACCTTTGCATTCGAACTTTTCGCAGTACTCCATGACATCCTGCTGGATAAATCGGTAGTCTGTGACGTTGCCGGGCGTGAGTGTGATCCATCCTGCCTCTGCCCATACATCATAGCGGACACCGTCTCGCTTCACACGTGCCAACATGGACTCTTTTGGGAGGTAGTACTTCACCTTCAGGTAGTACTTTTCATCCATTTCATCCAAGAAAAGCATGGCAAAGGCGGTCATGTCCTTGGTGGCAGCGAGGTCAAGAGACCCGATGAAGGTGCATCTGCTCAGATATTCATCGTCGATCTCGGGAGGCATGAGGCATTCCATCCACTTTGCATCTTCTATCCAGGTGGCAGAAGAGTCCGTCCACTGATTGAAGTTCTTGGTCAGTAGGTTGACAAGTTGGGATGGGTTGTTTTTAGCCTGGATAACTTCTTGCTTCAGGAACTCGAAGGAAGGAGTGTGACCCAGAGAAGGGTTGGCTTTGATCCAGACCTTCTCATCCAGGTAGTCGTCCTCTTCATCCAGATCGTACATGATGCAGAACTGAGAGTCATCTTCCTTGATTCCTGAAAGTATTTCCTGACAGGTTTTCTCATACAGAAAGCAAGCAGAGGTCTTGTTGAAGCCAGCCGTGGTGATCGTGAGGTGCATCGGCTGTCTCCGAGATCCCATTCCCGACTTCATGATGTTGAAAATCGCGTCATCCCGGTGGGCGTGGTACTCGTCAATGAGTGCTAAGTGAGGATTCAGACCGTCCAAAACCTTGTCTTCGGAAGAAACAGGACGCATACTGGAAGCCGTGGAAGGGATTACGATGCTGGATTGGTAGGTTTCCACCATCTGCTTCAGGTAGGGTTCCTGAGAAATAATCTGAAAAGCATCTTTGAAAGCGATGGATGCTTGGAATTTGGTGGTGGCTGCGGTGTAGATTTCGGCTCCTGCTTCCTGATCAGCAAGCAAAGCGTAGAGACAGATCCCGGCTGCAAGGGTGGTCTTGCCGTTTTTTCGAGCGACTTTCAGGTAAGCATAGCGGAATCTCCGGGAGCCATCAGCCTTTTTCCAGCCGAAAAGGCAGTAAATGAAGAAGGCTTGCCACGGAAGAAGGGTGAAAGATTGGCCTTGATAGGTTCCTTTGTAGTGCTTGAGCAGTGAAAAGAAGTTGACCACCCTCATTCCAGCCTCTGCATCGAAGTAAATGTTTCGGGATTTGGCTGTTTTCAGGTCCTTGAGATGTCTTTCCACCGCCAGCTTCACCCACTTGGAGGATTGGATTTTGTTTTTCTGGACGTCTTGGATGTATTGGGTTGGTGTCATTTAGATCCTGAATTCAAGAAAGCTGCGAAGGCATTGGTTTCTTCTTTTACTACTACTTTGAGTTTTCCCCTGGTCGAAGGTGTGAGTCCACACTCTTGAAGACCTTTCATGATGTTTGCCCAGCACTGATTCCGAGCAGTAAGTGCAGGGTGTGACTTGATCCGGCTCTGAGTTACCTTCGTTTTCTTCTTGATTATCTTCTCTTCCGTTGGCATTACCGTGTCTTCAGTAGTCTCCGTAGTGGTAGAGTGATAAAAAAGACCCTCTTTTTTGAGTATTTTTTCAAGACTTTGCATCAGAAGAAATTCCTTTGCCACGTGTTCCAGGATATGTGAGTCGTGCCGGGTGATTACCTTCATCAGAGAAAGCTCTTTTGCCAGCTCCACATACTTCCTTTTTGCGTATCCAATCAATCCTAATGGAATTGACGGCATTGACGGCTCCACTTTTGGTGCGTCTGAATTTGACCTGCAAGGCTGGAAAGTTCCTTTCAGTTTCTTCAGTGCGTCTGGTTGTGCTGGTCTTCCTCCTGCCATAGATGGTCTAATTTTAGGTCCTGAGTTTTGCACGCGTGAAAGATGCAGTGGAGGCGTTTAGTATAAATTTTTCTCAGAAGGTCTCCGAGCTAACCACTCAGAAGACCGGCAAGAAGAAAGTGTAAAACTTACAACACAGGACTATCTGGACCGATCCCTTGGAAAAGCAATTTTACTCGGGGTCTCAGTACGGGAGTTCTGGCTGATGGAATGCTACGAGCTGAATCAAGCTCTGCAAGAATGGGAAGAAGAGCGCAAGGAAAAGCTGATGATGTGGAGACATACGAATTACATCATGGCAATGCCTCACTTTGATCCCAAGAAGCATGTC